TGTTCAAGAAGTCAGCGGACTTTGATTCGTTTATGGCTATTGTCAAAAAGGCAGCGACCTTGCACGGAAACTCTTTCACATACACACTTTTGCTATCTTCCGACATATGAAACGCATTTTAGAAATCTTCACAGGTGACAAAGGAGAGATGTCATCAAAACGATTCGTTGGCATCATCGGTGCTTTTGTTTTGTTTGGCACAATGGCTCATAATTCTATGTCAACTACTGATATCGCACCTTCTCCTGAACTGGTGACCGCAGTTGAGTTCATCGTGATTGCTTGTCTTGGATTCACATCAATAGACAAGTTCTCAAACAAAAAGGATTGATTGCTATTTGTAGGTGATGATATTCCAAAGGATCAATTTTCACGACAACAAACTGCCTGTGTTCAAGGAGAACAAGGCAAAGGGGTTCGTGACATTTGGGGCAGACAATCTCTATCCCGATTTTCTCGTAGAGTTATTTAACAAATCACCCAAGCACAATGCCATCGTTTCTGCAAAAGCTTCTTATATTGCTGGTATTGGTACTGATGTTTTCGGACAAAACACCACCGACATCGCCAAAGCCGAAGCCAAACTAAAGAACATTAACGCCTACGAGACCTATGAGGAACTCAAAGCAAAGATTGCATACGATGCCGAGTTGTTCAATGGTTTTTGTGTAGAGGTTATTTGGAACAAAGCCAAGACCGCTCCGTCCGAATACTACCACATCCCATTCAAGGATGTTCGCAAAGGTCTTGAAGGTGAGTATGTGTATTGTGCAGATTGGACTGATACAAAAGCGGAAAAGATTCACTACCAACCCTACAACCCCATCACGAGAGAATCAAAGCAATTGTACTATTGCCAGTTCTATCGTCCCGGTGAAGGCACTTATCCGCTACCTGATTATGTTGGTGCGTTGAAATACATTGAGGTTGACACCGAGATTTCCAATTACTACTTGAATAGCATCAAGAACGGATTCACGGCACAAACTCATATTCAGTTATTCAAAGGTATCCCCACACCTGAAGAAGCTCGTGCAACTGCAAGACGATTCAAAGAGAATTATCAAGGCACGGACAATGCCGGTGGGTTGATTATTCAGTACAACGATCCAACCGAGAAGGAATCTGTTATCAGCAACCTTCAGCCATCGGATTTTGACAAGCAATTTGATTTGCTGAATAAGACCGTTCAACAAGAGATATTTGTTGCACACAAGGTCAACTCTCCAATGTTGTTTGGGGTGCGTGTAGAAGGTCAGTTGGGTGGAAGAACGGAGTTAATTGAAGCATATGAGATGTTTCATCACGCATACATTGAACCACGCCAACAAAAGATTGACGATGTGTTCTCGTACTTGCTTGAACCAATTGCACAGGTAAGATTAGAGACCATCAACAAGCCACCGATTGGATTGGATTATCAAGCGTTATTCACCGCTGGAATCATTGACCGCAACGAAGCAAGAAAAGAGTTGGGATTTGATGAGATTGAAGAAGAGGAAGCACCAGTTGCGTTGTCAAAACAAAACCCATTCGGTTGGGACGATGAGCGTGACCTTGTTGTATTTAATAAATACGGAGAGAAAGCCGAAGAGTTTGAGGAGGCGAAGTTTGAGTTTGCCGATGCGATTGAATCTGCAATCTTGAATGTGTTGAAAGAGAACAAAGGTTTACAGGTGGGAGACATTGTAAACATCACCAAACTTGACGCAAAGGTCGTTGCCGATGCGATTGCCAAACTTGCAAAAGCGGAATTGGTTAAGTCATACGAGGACGGATTGGAGACCACCCCAAAAGGATTGGAAGAAATTAAGAACCTTCAAACTGAATTGGTGGTTAGGTATCAGTACGGACTTGCTCCCGGCATTGATGGTCCAGTAATCATTCCAACATCAAGGGACTTTTGCAGAAAGGTAGAAGGAAGCGGACGAGTATACTCAAGAGAGGACATCAATATGATGAGTGCTGAACTCGGTTATGATGTTTGGAAACGCAGAGGTGGTTGGTATCACAATCCAACACTTGATGTCAACACACCACAATGCCGTCACATTTGGGTTCAAAAATTATTGAGGAGAATTAAACGATGACCAATTTTGTATACTTTATTTCAACAACCTATTTGAAGGACAACACCCCTTTGAATGAGAATGTTGACGATAAATTGCTGAAGTCAGCAATCAAAGAAGCTCAAGAGATTTATGTGAGGGATGTCATCGGTTCGGGCATTTACAACGAGTTGCAAGTTCAGGCATTCGCTGGAACATTGACTCAATTGAATACAACCCTTTTGGACTCTTACATCGCACCTTGTTTGAAATACTACACCTTGACCGAAGCAATGCTTCCAATGACCTTCAAACTGATGAATAAGAGCGTAGCAAGTAGAGAGAGTGACAACGCTCGTGCCGTATCAGTTGAGGAGATGACAATGATTGAGGGCAGATACCGTGATAAAGCGGAATACTATGCGAATAGGTTGCGTGATTACTTGCGTACAAATACCAATGACTATCCGTTATTCTTGAATCCCGGCAATACCATTGACACCATCCGTCCAAAGAACACCGCTTTTGTGGGTGGCATCTATCTTCCAACTTCACAAGATTGCTTTTGGAATTATGACTTCCCCGACACGGACAAATAAGTGGCAGAAAAACAACGAGGCAAAGCTTCTCAAATTCCTGAAGAATGACACTAAACCAAATCATAGCAAAAATCCAAGCGGCAGCCGAAAGCCATAAGATGGTCGGCAAGTTCGGAGCCGGTCAGCAGTCCAATCTAACGGTTGAGAATGTTGAATACTATCCGCTTGTTTGGTTGTATCCTGATGGCTTCAATTTGTCAACAACTGGCAACTTGATGACATACAACTTTGCATTGCTGGTGATGGATCGTGTGTTTGAGAGTGAGAGCAATGTTATTGAGGTACTTTCGGACACCGCACAAATCATTGCAGATGTATTTGCTTTGATTGATGACAACACACAAGATGACGAGGACTTTGAATTGGTAGTTACTTCCAACGCTTCACCTTTCTACGATGCCAAAACCGACATTCTTTCAGGATATGCAATCAACTTCCAAGTCAACACTCCTTATCTATTTAATACTTGCGTTGTTCCTGTGTAGCGTGTTTTTTGCTTTCCTTAATTTGGAGAAGCCGATACGCATTGAACGACCGATAAATGTAGAGATGCACGAGAGAATCGTGGAAAGAGAGAAACTAATTAGAGACACGCTCATAAAACGAATCAACTCATTTGATACTATCTACCTTGACACCTTCAAACCTTCAGCAGAGGGCTTGAAAAAGGCGATAGGATTACATATCCACTTGGACACCATATGAAAAAAAACAATGTAGTGCGAATTGACAAGAGATGGGAGGAAACGAAAGTGCTTCTCATTTCGGATTTACATTGGGACAATCCCAAGTGTGACAGGGAATTGTTGAAGAAACACCTTGATGAAGCACTCAAAGGGAATCACGACATCTTAATCAACGGAGATTTGTTTTGCTTGATGCAAGGTGCGTACGATCCACGCAAATCCAAGAGCGACATCCGTCCAGAACACAACTCCGCAAACTACTTTGATGCCATTATCAACACCGCAGTTGATTGGTTTACACCTTACGCACATCTCATCAAGTTGGTTGCCTATGGCAATCACGAGACGGCCATCTTAAAACGCCAAGAGACGGACATCATTGAACGCTTTGTCACCTTGCTGAATTACAAGACCGGTTCGGACATTCAGGTGGGAGGATATGGTGGGTGGATTCGCATCCAGTTTGACGATGGCTCAAGTACGCAGTCATTCAAAATTAAGTATATGCACGGATTTGGTGGCGGTGGTGCAGTAACTCGTGGAACTATCCAGCACAACCGAATGAGCGTCAATGTAGAAGGTGCAGATGCAATTTGGATGGGACATGTTCACGAGGATTATGAGATGACCTACACGGTGGAGCAGTTGACACAACACGACACGGTGATGTTGAGGGACATCTTGATGATTCGGACAAGTGCATACAAAGAAGAGTATGGTGATGGATCAAAAGGATGGCACATTGAAAGAGGTGCAAGTCCAAAACCAATTGGAGGTCGCTGGTTAATTCTCAAACCATTCCGAGACAAGTCAACAACACGCAAGATTCACGCCTATACGCACAAGACATTATGATGAAAGTGCAAATCATACTGGAACAAAAGAATGACTCGTGGCTTGAATCCGTTGGGATT